CGCCGAGGTGGAGAAGTCTGCTCTGGCGGTGCGCACGGCGCAGATCAAGCAGAAGGAGCTGGAGGCAGTGGTCAATCTGGCGATTGCTCAGAAGCAGGTCACCAGGGAGCATTACGCCGCTTTGCAGGCGCAGAAGGATGCGGTCAAGCTGGCGGTGGACAACATGGGGGCGACCAGGGTGATCGCCGGCTATCAGGCAAAGACAGCGCAGGCAGTGCTCGGAGCCGCGCAGGCGACGGCAAAGGTCAACATGGAGACGAACAGCGCTTCGCAGGCTGCCGACAATCTGGCGGGTGGGATGACGCGCACGGCGGTAGCGGCAGAGCGCACGGCAGAGGCCATTGCGGGTGCGGCGAACAGCATCGTGAAGTTGCAGGCAACGAATGGCGGGCTCGGTGGTGCAGCCTGGGGCGGTGCCTACAACGTGGATAACCCTGCGCTGCAGCAGAAGCTGCGGGAGATCTGGGATCGAGCCATGGAAACATCAGGCAGCATCGCGATGCAGCACGCTGCCCTGGCACAGGCTCGCGCCACGATCGCTGAGATCATCCGCCGATACCAGGAAGCCAAGTACAAGCGCAGTGTTGCCAGCGGGCAAAATGAGCTCTGGGAGCTGGGGTTGACCGGGTTTGCCACTGGCGGCTACGTGTCGTCGCCCACGGCGGCGATGATCGGCGAAGGGGGCGAGAGCGAGTATGTGATCCCGTCGTCGAAGATGGGGGCTGCCATGGCGAACTATGCCGCTGGGCGCCGAGGCGATGCCGTGCTGAATCCGCAGGTCAACATCACCACTGGGCCTGTCACGCAGATGGGCGGCGTCAACTACGTGACGCAGCAGGATCTGATGGCAGCCACATCGAGTGCTGCGAAGCAGGGCGCCAAACTGGCGCTCGGCACATTGCGGTCTGACCCTGGTGTGCGGCGTTCAGTGGGGCTCGGCGGATGATCGGGCTGGCGCACTTCATCGAGATCAAGCAGGCGGCTGGCACCAGGGTCTACGCCTGGCAGAACCACTGGCCGGGGCAGACGGTCGATGGGCACACCTTCTATCCGTTCACGCTGGGCGAGATCAGCGGCAGCAGCAATGGTGCTGATGGTGCGGTGTCACTGGCGCTGCCACCCACGGCTGAGGCGCTGGCCCTGGCAGATGGCGGCATCCCTGGCGCCTACCTGGCGGTGGTGACGAGCTACAGCTACCTGCCAGCCACGCCGACAGCGAAGACCAGGGTGGCGGGCTACTACGGGCAGATCGTTGGTGCGACCGTCACGCCGGAGCAGGTGGAGCTGGAGATCGGTTGTGCAGTCGATGCGGTCGAGGCGCAGGTGCCAGCCCGCATCTTCACCACCACCCTTGTCGGGACACCACCGAAACGATGAGCACGATCTCGCAGCAGCCAGGCACCCTCGGCATCTGGCATACGGGCGAATGGAATGACCTGAACGGCAGCGTTCAGTCCACTGAGGCGCCGCTCACGGGCCCGCAGGAGGTGGTGGCGATCGGCAACCGTATCCCGGTGGTGTTCGGCAAGCAGGTCAACGGCGCCGGCGGTGTGTGGGTGACACCGCCTGCTGCGCGGTATGGGGTGAAGGCAGACCAGGCGGCGAACACAGTCGGTGCAGCCGTGGGGCTGGTGGTGAGTGACGGCAAGATCGGGGCGATCGCCACGGCGGACGTCTACCGGGGTGCTACGGCGGTGAGCGCGCTGGCGGGCGGGAAGTCGGTGTTCAAGTACGGCAGCATGCCGAGCCTGAGCGATGGCTTCGACTTCACGGTGTCGGGCTCAACGGTTGAGAACCTGCAGGACATCCTGGCGGTGCCGATCAGTAAGACTTACGCATGGACGGCCTCGGGTTGTACGACGGTCGCGTTTGTTAACTTCCTGATGCGTGCTAATGGCACCACAGCGCGAAGCTTTCGGTGGAAGATGTATGCCGATGGAGTGCTGAAGGGATCTTCATCCGGCAACTACATCACTTCATTCAGCCACAACGCCACATTCCCGACGCCGACGACGGTAAGGCTTGAGCTGGAGCTGTTCACGGGCGATTCGTTCCATCCGCCTGGCGCAACGGTCTACGGCACCATCAACTACAACGGCAGAAAGGCCACCACGGCGGGGAACAGCCCGATCTCGGGCGCGCCGATCTCGCCGGGGGAGGGCGGCACGTTTGAAGGTTTGAGCTGCTTGGCGGTGCGGGGCGACTACCTCTACTCGGGCAGCAATCAGGATCCGACTGTCACCAGCACGACGGACTGGAAGAGCGCAACCTTCAACAGCACCTACACGCTGACGCTGCCGACGACGCGCTCGGTGAAGATGACAAACATGCGGATGCAAACCGCCACTGGCACAAGCGCCAACTTCAGCTATGTGATCACGGTCGATGGGACGGTGGTGCAGAGCCAACCTGGTACTGCGGGTGCGTCTTACCCCGCCACGCTGACCTACGAGCGGTCGTTCCTCAAGCCAGTCGAGGTGAAGGTGGTATTCACCCGCTACGACAACTCCGCCTACACCAAACCATTCACGCTGCTGGCGGACCTGCTGGAGTACACCAGCGAGATCGTGGTGGACAAGACGCAGCCGATGACCTTCACCGATGCGGTGCGGTGTTTCGTGCGCAATGGAATCGAGGTGGAGAACCTGCTGACTGGTGCGGTTGCCAGCACCGATAACTTCGCTGATGTGGCGCTCTACCTGCTGCGGACCTGCGGGAAGGTGCCTGATGCGCTGATCGACATGGACGGGATGCGGGCGGCAGCCAGGTTCGTCGCCGCGCAGGGCTTCACCTTCAACGGTGTGGTGGCTGGTGCCAGCAACCTGCGGAGCTACCTGCAGGCGGTGGCGCCGTTCTTCCTTCTTGAGTTCGCGCAGGTCGATGGTCGCTTCACCCTGCTGCCACTGCTGCCGACGACGGCTGACGGGCAGCTGTCCACGGCGCCCCTGAGTGCGGCGCTGACGTTCGACGAGCGGACGATCCTGGCGGGCAGCTACAGCCGCCAGTACATCCCAGCATCAGAGCGGGTTGATGCGATCGCGCTGCTGACCTGGCGAAGCCAGGCGAAGTCAAGCTACGCGCTCAACATGATCGAGGAGGTGCGGTATGCGAGCACGCCAGCGGATGCCTTGCGGTTGCAGCTTGATGCCTCTGGCTTCTGCACCAGTGCAAGCCATGCGGCGATGATCGGGCGTCATGTCCTGGCCTGCCGCAAGCTGATCGGTCATCGGGCGTCATTCAGCACGACGGTGGAGCACGCTGGTGCCCTGAAGCCTCGTGATGTGGTGACCGCCAGGCTGCCTGGGATCCTCGATGCAGTCGAGCACTATCGGGTGCTGGCGTTGTCTGATGCAGGTGACGGGCTGCTGTCGATCGAAGCTGAGCAGTTCCCGGTGGATGGCACGGGGGCACCTCTCGTTACTCTGGAGATGCTGAGGACTGACTGATGTTCCCGAGCCTGACACCATCAGCTAGAGCGTGGATGCCAGGGCAACCTGTGGCGACGGCGTTCGTCAGCTCCAGTGGCTATGAGGTGCGGGTGCTGCAGGGTGCGGCATCAGTGGGGCAACAGCTTGCGCTGTCGTTCACCAACCTGCTGGAAGCGAAGGGGAAGGAGATCACGGATCACTATGCGGCGATGCGCGGCAGCTTTGAGACGTTTGATCTGCCTGCTGCGGTCTATGGCGGGATGAGCAGCTACGGGCACATCAAGCCAGCGGGAAGCCTGTGGCGGTATGCCTCGCCACCGAAAGTGCAGTACGTGGTGCCTGGCGTGGTGTCGGTAGAGGTGGAGCTGCTGGCAGTGCCCGGCTAACCTGACAGGATGACCACCTGAAACGGCGATGGCCAAGCAGTACACGGGCATCGACGGGGCCCTCTACGTCGACGGGACAAAGATCGCCAGGGTGACGGATTGGAGCCTTGATGCATCGGCAGACACACTTGATACGACCACACTGGGAGACTTCGCCAAGACGCACATCTATGGGATTCAGTCCTTCAGTGGTAACTGCACCATTCTTTACTATGAAGATGATGCAGGCTTGATTGACGGGACTGGGATGTTGGGTGACGTGCTGCGCACCTCGGCCACTCCAACGGCGAGCAAGCATGCCATGGACCTGCGGCTGAACAACGGCAGCAAGACCCGCAGCATTGCGTTCAACGCCCTGCTCGACAAGGTGAAGATCTCGGCATCGGTTGGTGACATCATCAA